CTGGTCGGGTCCAGTCTTGGCTGGATAACCCAGAATCACGCCTACCAGTTTCATGTACTGTATTCGTAGTCGAGGACTCAATGGAAGGTCCCGACGGAATTGAAGCCAGCTGGAGGTTTGTCTCTCATGCTCTCCGATACGGAGCAGGAGTAGCAGTCCACTTATCAAAGATTAGACCTAAAGGACATGAAAATGGCAGAGGTTTAGTTGCTAGTGGACCAGTATCATTTGCAAAAATTTATTCTAGTTTAAATGAAACATTACGTAGAGGCGGTCACTTCAAAAACGGTGCTGTGGTTGCCCATCTTGATATTGATCACCCCGATATTATTGAGTTCGTGCAAACGCCCAGAGAAGAACTCCCATGGATTAAGCGATGTGTTAACGTCGATAGAGAAAAATGGTTTAGAGCAAACATTAGAACAAGAGAAGCAATATTACAAGGAATTGCCAAAGGAGATATTTGGCTCAACAAAATAAAATACGATGCAAAATCTAAACGAATTCGTGGAAACGTCTGCCTCGAGGTTTACCTGCCCTCACGAGGAACTTGCCTCTTACAACATGTCAATCTCGGTGGGTGCAGGATCGAAGACCTCCCGAAAGCTTTCGCTGTGGGTATGTCTGAATTGTGCGAACTCCATAGCAAAACAGGTGTCGGAAATACAGGCGAATATCTCCCTGCCGAAACGGATCGCCAAGTCGGACTTGGATGCCTTGGATTAGCTAACTTTTTAGCGAATAATAATGTAACATATGCAGACTTTGCTAACGCATTAGAGAATAAAGAATGTAGTGAAACGGCATTATATATAGTTCAAGAATTACAAGCAGCAATAGAAGGAGCAGCAGTAATAGCTCGTTACAATAACATGGATCGAGCTTTTGCTATTGCACCTACCGCATCTTGCTCTTATAAGAGTAGAGATGTAAAAGGGTACACTTGTACTCCAGAAATAGCACCACCCATTGCCAAAAGTGTAGACCGTGACTCCGGTACTTTTGGTGTAGAAAAAGTTGAATACGGCAATGTCGAAATTGCCTCGGAAGTTGGTTGGGACGTGTACAAACGTGTCACTAATGGTATCGTAAAATTATTCGACGCTACGGGACTTCTTCACGGATACAGCTTTAACTCATGGAGTGATGTTGTAACCTACGACAATGCGTTCGTTGAAGAGTGGTTGCTTTCTCCTCAGACCTCCCTTTACTATTCTTTACAAGTAATGGGTGATACTCAGGATAAGACTAACGCTTACGCTGCTCTTGATCAGGACGAAGTTGATGATTACTTGAAAGAAATTTTAGATAATCCAATTAACTGCGACTGCCAAGAATAATGAAATTAGATCCCTATGAAAAACTCCTTAGTAGGAAAAGAAAATGGACGCCTGTTAAGCCAAAGGCTGGCGTCTTTAAAAACGGAGCGGAACAAACCATCCGACGTTGCCTCGCAATACGTCATATGGAGTTACCAGTTGGTGAGTTCATTAAAGAAGGTCTTGAAAAGAACGTTCCCGAAAACGCTCGAGCATTATTAATAGATAATGTTAGAGATGAAGAAAGGCATGACCTTGCTTTAGGTTATATCGTTGATGCTCATGGAGCTGATATGAAAGATGAATACGAAGCTATGAGGTTAAGAGATGCATGGATTGAACACCCTGATCATACTATTACAAAGGCACTCGTTGCAGAGCGAGCTGTATTCTTTGTTTTACTTCCTTTCTTTCGGTTTACTGGTGATCCTGCTCTCAGAACAGTATCAGCTGATATATCCAGAGATGAACAAATCCACGTTGCAACAAATAGCCTTGTATGTGCTGAGTTGGGTCTTCGTCCTAGCAATAGCTTGGACAAGCTTAGGAAAGCAACTATCAACTGGATTTTCCAACCTCTAGGTATAAATACTACCGATAAATATTTGGACAAAAATTTTTGGCTGGATGCAAGCGACCGCTTAATGTATGAAGGTAAAGCACCTCAACTTTCTGAGACACGGTCAGCACGTATGCCAGCATTTTTCGAGCACTCAAATGTCAATCTCCCTCAATACTCTTAAATTACACAACGAGCGAGTGGAGGAACTGTTAAAGAAAGTTGAAGACAATTTTCAATGGCAACCCGTCCACCCCAAAGAGGAATTAGCCTCTATTATGTACCGTGCTGGTCAAGCTAGTGTGGTAGAATATATTAAACAACTTATAAAGGAAGAAGAATAATGTGCGTAGGCAACATTCTAGGTTTAAACCGTCCAACACCTGCTCCTCCTCAAAGGCAAGCACCTGCTCCTACAATGAAAGCAGCTGCACCTCCAACTGAGATGGTAGATCCTGAAAGAATTAAGGATGAACAAGGTGATGAAGATAAATTATCAACAAAGAAAAAGAAAGCTTTAGAAATTAAAAAAGTTAGAGAAGGTGTTAAAACTTTCGGAGCTATTAATCCTGCTTCTTTACCAAGCACACCAAGCGGTGGTGTCAACACACCATAAGGAGGTACTATGTGTTTAGGCGGAGGCGGTGGTTATATGCCACCACCAGTTAAGAAAGCTCCGGACCCAGAACCCGGACCAGCTTCACCACCAGATATGGTGAACAATACTATAATACCTAATGCAAATCCAAGAGATCAACAGGAAGCAGCCAGAGGTGAATTTGATCCTCCTAAAAATAAAGCTAAACTTAAATCTCAATCAAGTAAATACAACTAATGAAAGCACGTGATAGATACACACAACTGACCAAAGGTAGATCACAGTTCCTTGATACCGCAGTTGAGTGTTCCAGATTAACGTTGCCTTATCTTATACAAGAAGATCTCAGTTCACGACCAACTCACCAGAAGTTACATACACCATGGCAATCAGTTGGCAGCAAGTCAGTTGTCAATTTGGCAGCAAAACTTATGCTTGCATTGCTACCACCACAAACAAGTTTTTTTAAATTTCAAGTTAGAGATGATAAACTTGGTGAAGAATTTCCACGTGAAGTAAAAAGTGAATTAGATTTATCCTTCTCCAAAATGGAAAGGATGGTTATGGATTATATTAATGCCTCTAGTGATAGAGTCGTAGTCCACCAAGCACTCAAGCACTTGATTGTCTCAGGAAATGCATTAATATTTATGGGCAAGGACGGTCTCAAAAACTATCCCCTTAATCGCTTTGTGATAAACAGAGATGGAAACGGGAACGTATGTGAGATTGTCACAAAGGAACTAATAAGTCGTAAGATTCTAGGTATGGACCTGCCAGAACCTTTACCAAACTCTCCCGGAGATGATGGTTACAAGACAGGGTCCGATGATCAAGACGTAGAAGTGTATACTTACGTCCGACTCGATGATAATGGTCGATGGGTATGGCATCAGGAAGCATTCGATAAAATATTACCTAACAGTAGAAGTACAGCTCCAAAAAACGCAAGTCCTTGGCTCGTCCTCAGGTTTAATACCGTGGACGGAGAAGATTACGGGCGTGGCAGAGTAGAAGAGTTCCTTGGCGACATCAGATCGCTTGAGGGATTATCTCAAGCTCTTGTTGAAGGAAGTGCTGCAGCTGCTAAGGTTGTCTTCCTTGTCTCACCATCCTCTACAACAAAACCAAAAACTATAGCCGATGCTGGTAACGGAGCCATCGTTCAGGGTAGACCTGATGATGTTGGTGTTATACAGGTAGGCAAAACAGCTGATTTCCGAACGGCTGCAGAGCAAATGCAAACCTTAGAACGTAGGATAGGAGAAGCCTTCCTTGTACTACAGGTTAGGCAAAGCGAAAGAACAGATAGTTGCTGGTGTTAATGCATTAGGTAGAGGACAAGATCAAGAATCTCTTGTTCAATTCGCACAAACTCTTGCACAAACTATGGGACCAGAAGTCATGGCTAAGTATCTTGATCCCGGTGAGTATGTTAAACGACTTGCTGCAGCTCAAGGTATAGATGTACTTAACCTAGTTAAGACACCTGAAACCATGCAGATGGAGAAAGAACAACAGATGCAACAGATGCAACAGCAAGAAATGCTCAAGCAAGCTGGTCAATTCGCTAACTCTCCAATGATGGATCCAAGTAAGAACGAAGGAATGCAGCAAATGATACAAGACGGATACGATCAATTACAAAATGGACAAAATCAAGGCGAGCCGCCCACAGAAGGTGGCGAAGAAACCTCTCCCCAAGGTTAGTAAACCTGAGTCTCTCGTAGTAGAGAGTGAAAGAGCTAAACCAACTAAGTTTACATCTAGAGCAAACATAGGACCAGATCCTGATCTAGTAACAACATTTGGTTTAGGAAACCTAAAAGTCACCACCGCTAAAGGAATTAAACATGACGGAAAAACTAACGTATGACCCTACCCCAGCAGATGCTCCCGAATTTACAGAGGATGAACAAAATTCTCTAGAGGTTGCAGAAAAGCTAGGGCAGGAAGAAGCAGAATTATATGCAGGTAAGTTTGAAAATGCAGAGGAATTAGAAAATGCATACCTAGAACTTCAAAAGAAATTAGGATCTCGTGATGAAGATGACGATGAAGTAGAAGATACTTATCTAGATGACGACGAGTATCCTGAAGAAGTAGCTGATGGTGTTAATTTAATTACTCAAGCATCTGAAGAATATTTTGAAAATGAAGGAGCAATCTCAGAAGAAACGATGGAACGTTTTAAAGAGATGTCTAGTTCAGAATTAGTAGAAGCTTACATGGCAATCAGAGATCGCAATCCTGATGTTGATGGAGGTGGATATTCTGAAGATTTAACTGATTCTGAAATGAATCAAGTATATAATTCAGCAGGAGGCGAAGCCGAATATAATAACTTAACAAGTTGGGCAGCTCAAAATTTAGATGAATCTAAAATGGATGCATTTAATGATATAATTGATAGAGGTAATGCTACTTCTATACAGATAGCAGTTGCTGGACTAAGAGCAGAATATGAAAATCAAGAAGGTTACGAAGGACGAATGTTAACTGGCAAAGCAGCAAGATCATCTGGAGATGTATTCAGAAGTCAAGCTGAAGTTGTTCAAGCAATGAATAATCCTAAGTATGACCGAGACCCTGCCTATCGTCAGGATGTTTACGATAAACTAGAAAGATCTAATGTACAATTTTAATTATGGCAGCTTATGATCCGTCCGCAAGACCTAATGCTATGCGGACTAAATATAAAGTAAATACTACTGGTGATCGTTGGTTCATTCCTTATAATGACAACGCTTCAATGTCAGATCAATTAGCTCAATGTAAGAAGCAAGTTGGTAAAACAACTAATGGTTCTACAGAAGCAGGAGTGGAGATGTAATGCCAAAAGGTAAAGGTACCTATGGAACTAAAGTAGGTAGACCCAGTAACAAAAGAACTGGAGAAGACTTCTTAGATAGAGAAGCTAAAAAGAAAAAGAAAAAGAAAAGGTATAACCCATACGGATCAGGTTCAGCCAATCCTTCAAATATGTCAGGATCAACTGGACCTTAGTAATCATAGAGGCGGCTCGAATCGTATCGTAAACCGCCTAATGATTCACCTTTTATTTTTATGACAGTAACAACTGAATACGGAAAGCAAAACATCTTTCC